CTCTTTAGAGTCTTATCTACTGGCTTGCCACATATAGCGCAGATATCTTGTGTTGCTAATATGATTTTCCTATTCGCTTCGTACTGCGGACGGAAGGGGCGTGTTATTTCTTCTCTCATTGTTCCACCTCTGAGATATCCCCGAAAGAATACCCCCGGGGGGATTATCCTCGGGGGGGCTTGGGGGTGTATATGTTGTGGAGGTATTTTTTACTATCCATAGAGTCGCCGCCAATTCACTTTACCGTCTTCTCGGTACTTTATTACTTCGTCGATTGCTTTCGGTAAAGCTTGCGCGTTTTGGTCTAAGTAATTAGTCTTGATTCTTATTATCTCCCAGGGAATACCTAACTTTTCTTTTATAAAGGCATCTCTTGCGGAGTCGTATTTCTTGTGGTAGTTGTGTAACATTCCGTCGATTTCAAGAACTACGTACTTATCCGGGAGCAAGAAGTCTACTTGGTAACTGCCTATCTTGTATTGCATCTTGGCGTGTATTCTGTTCTTTACCAAGACTATCGCCGCCAACATTTCGTATGATGAATCGAATTTGTCGGGTTGTGCTTTCATAAAGTCTTCAACTACCTTGATAGCTTCTTTGTATTCGTACATATCAGCATTTTGTCTCTCTAAAAGCCTTAATGCTCTTCTGAACATTCCCAACTTTTTAAGTCGGACAAATTCTTCTATGTCGTGCTTTTCTTCTTCTCTTGCTTTTTCTCCGCACTCGGGGCAATAATATCTTCCGTGATGATTCGGTTCTTCTGGCATATCTATGCTGAAGTCCTCGGGAAATATCAACCCTTCGGGGATAGAGGAATAAGCAATATCTAAATCAACTATCTTTCCGCATTCCCAACATTTAATTTTCATACATACTCCTATGTTTTTTGGCGACTCCTCGCTAAGCCCTTTCGGGCTTATAATCATTGTAACAGATTTTATGTCCCGTGATTACCCCTCTTTAAATCTTTTGGGCTAACAAGTAATAATACTTCTGTCGCATTTCGTAGTAACACTTTTTCTCGCAAGGTATTCCCCTGGTCTTTAACTGTGGGAAAGTAAGTCCATAACATACCCCCATACGAAGGAAGTTGTCTAACCCTTTGGCTACTGTGTGAATAGTATCATCTATGAGTGATATCTTAGATGATATCTCGACCATACGCATAGCTATTTCTGCCGTTTGGTCGAAGTCATTAGAGGATTGCACCTTGTCTTTGTCGTACCTTATCGCTCTGCCGGTGTCTGCCGCTGTCTTTAGTTCCTCTACCCACAAAGGATATCGTAAAGAGTAGTGGATCGCCGTCAGATAATCCTCTTTAGGTAGTGAATACTTGTTCTTTGCTGATAGTATTCTGTACTTGCTCATTTGTTCCCCTTTCGCAAATAAACTCTCTCTCGTTCTGTCCCTCTCCTACGACCTTGTAAGACTCGCCACAATGGAAGCACCTAAAGCGGTTGACTATCGTGTAGAGCTTTAAACCGCCGCCGCACTCCGGGCAGATCGGGACTCCTAATTGAATCGTGTATAACTTGTTCATACCTCGTCATTATCCTCTTCCGCTTCGTTCCAAATCTTCTCGAAAGTTCCCTTCGGTGCGGTTATCTGTGCGTTTACGCCTTCCCAAGTCTCTAACTCTGTCTTTGGTCGAACACTCGGTAAATGCTGAATACCGCCGATAATATGTTTAACCAGTTCACGTTCTCTATCAGTTGCATATTCGTGATTAACAAATTCTGCTATATAGTCACATACTTCTTCTCTACTGATACAATCCTCGCAAGGCTCTTTTTCTTCGTCCGGCGTTTGCTCAAAGACACACTCCCAAGAACTACACCCTTTATCCGTTCGCATTTTGCAAACGTCACAAGGTCGGTCTTTAAGACACGCTAACTGTTCTTCTCTTGTCATTTCTGCTCCTTTACTCTTTTTAACTTAGTCTTTATTCGCCTTGGTCTGATTTAAAGCGAATAACCTGGGGTTAATCCATTTCTCTTATGTCAAATCCTTGATATATAGCGTTACCCAATGCCTGTACCAACTGTTCATCATTTGCATAATCGTTATACCCGAGATGAACAAATATTCCGTGTATCATCTCATGGCATATAGTTTCCGCTTTAATGTCCTCTGCCATATCTTTATTAATGCGGATTTCGCAATCCTTATAATCTATCTGCCCATAATGGCAATCAACGTCAAATTTATCCTCGTATTCGACAACTTTGTGTGGTACTCCACATATATTTACTTTCATTCCTGCTCCTCACTTTCAAACCAATGTAATTTCTGTCCACAATGGCAACAATAAGGTTCTTCCCAATCCTTTTCACCATACTCAAATTCCCAACCACATTTAGGGCATTTGCCATAATCATAAACAAGTTTTCCGTCTGCATAGCCATCGCCATCAAGGTCTACTTGCAAAGGCTCATTTGTCTTTGGCTGAATACTTGGCATACCTTTGATTGCTTTTACAACATCGTCATAATGAATGTATGGTACGTAACAGTCTTTATACGGCACTAACTTTGAATCTGCATCACAACCAAATTTATCCCAGGTATCAACTGCTTTTAACAATTCAGCTCTATTGATACAATCCTCGCAAGGCTCTATCTTCTGTCCTAACTCATAGCCTAATTCGTGCAACTGTTCAATCGCAATATCACGCTCCCACTTGATTTGCTCGCATGAACATTCTGTCTTTGGCTTTGGTGTGACGGGTGGCAATTCTTTTATTTCGTCACAAAATTCCCTTGTGTCCTCATAGCTGTCCAAATCAAGGCATGAATCTCCTGCAATCGCAAGCACCGCTTTTCTGCTGATACAATCCTCACAGGGCTCTTGCTCTAACCACTTTGATATAACAACAATGGACTGCCTCCACTTGTCTCCATCAAAAATACCGTTAACAAATCCTCTGTTGAGGAATACTTCTTTTGCTTCTTCGTTTGTCATTCCTGCTCCTTTCTGTAAGGGCTGTTCCACAAACTCCATTTAAAATTAGCTATGTCCTCTCCGTTTTGCATAACCCATATTCTTCCAAAATTTTCATTAATTCTTACATTAGGCATATCCGACAAAACAGCCATTATCATATTCCCGAAAGTCGCTCCCTCGGGTATCTCGATAAAGTCTACTTTCTCGTAGGCTAAATCGTAGGCTCTATCGACTTTGATACTCTCTAAGGCGAATCTAAGGCTGTCTATCTTATCAAGGCTTATTGTTATTCCTGCATCTTCTGAAAGCCCTTTAACACCCTCTGCCGTTGCTATGATGTCCTCTAAGGTCTTTATAGCTTTTTCTCTATCTGTCATAGTCCACCTCTCTTTCTTCGTAGTCCTCGCAATCCTCGGTGTCCATGTCTTGACACTTCTCGCAACCTTCTACGAACCAATCCTTTCGGGTAGTGCCGAAATATTCAAAATAATCCCATTCAGCGTATTTACAAGTTTCGCATTTATCCATTTTCGCTCCCTTCCTGGTCTATAAACTGTTTGAAGACCTCACACAATACATTTTTTACGATACTGTTCCCGGCTTGCTTATAGAGTTGTGTGTTGCTGTTCACGCTTTCAGCTTTGTTGAAGTCCTCGTCTGAAAAGTCCATAAGCCGCCAACATTCTCTCGGGGTAAGTTTCCGAATACGGATCAAATACTTATGTCCGTCAATCTCCCATATCCACTCTTCAAGTACGTTAGGGATATTCTCCGTCGTTAGAGTCGGGCTTATCTCTCCGTTCTCGATTACTCGCCCTCTCCTGGTCTGTGAGTCGGGATAACTCAAATCTGCCACCCCCCCTACTTTACAAGGGATAAAGCCTTCTTTTGTGGCTTGCTTCACGATCACTACTTTAGGGGATAACTCTTCGCCGCTACTGTTCATTGCAGGGCTTATTGTGTCGGGATTGTATACCCTATGTTGCTGATAGTATTGAGTCCCGTTGTTAGGCTTCTTTTCTCCCATACCGCCTAAAACTTCTACTTCCATTGTTACCTCGTAAATTTCTATAACGCCCGTGTGTTCTTTAGAGTGTTTACAAATACCTGCGTCGTATCTCGCCGCCATACAACTTTGTAAATCCATTAAGTCGGGGTTTGTCGTTGTTAAGTCGCACCCCCCCTAAATACAAGCGTCAGCTTTTCTTTTGACATTCAATTACTCCATTCATATAATTAAATCCCGTTCCGAAGCCTTTATAATCCCTGGCGCATAACGTAGTCGCTATATCGGTGTCAACCTTAAAGCACTTGTTCATATTCAACCACGCCGCTACCTTCGGCTTGATTGTTGCTAATTCCTCTGTCGGTTCTTGCGGAGATACAATTTGCCGACTCGATAACTCCGGGGTTTTTAACCGATAGGTCGATTGTCTGTCTGTCTGTCTGTCTGTCTGTCTGTCAGGATTTTGCCCCCTATAATCAATTTGTCAATAAGTTCTTTCGCTTTTTCTGATGTTAAATAATACTTTTCGTTCACTTTATCTTCGAGATAGTCGCTCATTTTCTTTTCGAGTGGGTACGGCTTTGGAAACTTGAAAGTTCCGTTTCCCATAAAGCTAACCGCTATTGTTCGGTTGCGGCTCTGCGCCACTCCGTAATCTTTGGCGTTTAGGTCTTGCCAATAGGTCTCATACCCTTTCGACTTAAGGAAAGATAGCCACTTTTTGAAGTGCGGCATATTCTCGAAACTGTGGACTTGTGGGACGTTCTCCATTACCAGGACTTGCGGAAGATTCTCGCACTCGTCTAAAAGTCTTTTGACTTCCCAAAGTAGGCTCGATCTTGTTCCGCTACCTTCTGCCATTCCGAGCATACGCCCGGCGACGCTCAAATCGGTGCAAGGGAAGGAGTAAGTAAGTAAGTAAGTAATCGTACTTGTCAGTTTCAACTATTTCAAGGTCTTTCCCCGTTATTTTGGTAACGTCTATCGTGGGAAAGTTAGTTCCGTGAATAGCGTTATAACTTGCTATTGCGTACTTATCGAACTCGACTACCTTCCAATGTTCAAACTTTGCTCCGATAGTCTTAAGTGCCATTGCTTGACTTCCTATTCCTGCGAATAATTCAATCAAGCGGATAGGCTTAGTGATCCTAAATGGACTACCGAACATATCGAACAAATTAAGCTGTCCCTCACATTCGTAGTTATCAAGTACGTTGTTCATCTTCAAACCCTTTCATATTCTCCCGAATTAAAGACTTAAAATCATTGTTCCCCCAGGCGGTTCTATGCTTCTTCCTCTCCTCGCCTTCCCTATCAAGGAAGTTAGGCGACATTGTTTCCGATACCGTCGGGACTTTACACCCCTTTAGATACTCCGTTGAGTTTTTCATTACGCTTTTTGTACCTTTCCCGGGCTTTTGCCCTCTCAATCTCTCTCTGTTCCTCGGTCATAGTCGCCCAATGATTCTTTGACCACTCCCGACGCTCCTTTTTATGCTTTGCGTTGTATGCCGTCTGATAGGCGATTTTAGCCGTTCTATTCTCTCGGTAGTAGTTTTTCTTGTACTCGGTATAATAACGGCTTAAATGAGCCTTATCGGGCAGAATACAATCATTGTACGGACAGTTAAAACAATCTTTGTTACAAATCATCTTTTACCCCTATCGCCGCCGCAGATTTTTGGATTAGGGCTTGAACCTCGCGCGGCATTTGTGCAATTTCTCGGTTACGCTTCGCCTTCGTGGCTTCGGCTATCTGAAAGTCCTTAAACCTTGCCTTGAAGTTAGATTGAATAACTGAGTCAATGGTCTCGCTCTCTAACATTGCCCATTCGTGAATCTGCTGTGAGTCGCCTACCATTCTTTGAGCGATTGGGGAAAGCTTATTGAACTCTTCCTCTGCGTGATAGATTCCGTTCTTTATCGCTTGCCGGACTTCTCTCCAAGTTGTCACTTCGTCGTATGTAGGCAGCAGGGTTTTTTCTGTCAGCTCCGAAGGCTTACGGCTCATAGCGATTAATTGGCTTACCGAAGGAGCGAAAGCACTATTCCCCGAACTGATAAAGATTTTTAAAGCCATTAGCATTGATTGGTAGTCGTACTCTTCGAGGATCAAGAACCAAGCGTTTAATTTCTCCTGTGGACTCACGTTTGATGTATTGGGGAAAGTAGCTTCGCAAACCATAATCAGTTGTTTACATTCTTCTCTTGTCATTCGACGTTAGCCCACCTTTCCGCTACTGATTGGGGTTTAGGCGTATTATCTTTCTTTGCTTCGTTAGCTTCCCAGGTTCTAACCGCCGCTTGCCAATCTTTCATCTTACTTTTACCGACTAACCAACCCTTTGACTCATAGAAGTTAAAGAAGGCTTCGGGATTGATAGAACTTCCTCTTTCCCAACAGTAGTCCTTTACCATATCCAAAGTAGGGGGAATAACTTTTCTGTTGGGCTTTGCCCCATTATCTATCTCTGACTCTTTCTCTATCTCTAACTCTATCTCTTTCTCTATCTCTTTCTCTGCGTCACCAAGGTGTAACAAAGGCGTCACGCTTGCGTCATTTAATGACGCTTCACGTTCTTTTTTGCGTCTGATATAATCCCTCTGACGCTGTGTGTGAGCGGTTTCTGAGCCTATCATCATATCCATATAGGTTAGTTTGTATACGTCGGTTTCTTCGCTATGCTCCATAAGTCCGACCGAACTAAGTAACTGGATAGTGACCTTTACATCGTCGGGCTTTTCGTCTATGTCTAAGGCGATTTCCTCGGCGAAGTCGTTCATAACTCCGTCGAAGTAGAGATAACCGTCATTCTTAAGAGCCTTAAGAAGCATTTTTAAGTAAATGATCGTGTAAGTATCGCCCCCGGCAATAGACCTTATCTTTTTGATTCGCTTAGAAGAGAAGAAGTCCTCTTTCAGCTTTAACCAGTAGTAACGTTTTTCATTCAAGTTGAATCACTTCCTTTCAAGTCCTTTGTAGCTTCGTCAAACTCCTTAATAGCTTCGTTCATACCGCTAAAGAAGGGGATATCATCGGGCATTGACATACTCGCCTCATACTCCCGATAGAGCTTGAACCAATCGTCTAAGGTCATTGTGACTAAGACTTCGTGATAATCGGTCTTATGGAATACCGCCGGAAGATTACCTTCCGCGCAATCCCTTTTCGCCTGGTCAATCCAATCGTAGTCGAAAGCCGTTCTCTTATAGTGCTTTGCTTCAACGTGTATGTAGGGAAGTCCCTTAACGTCGGGAGC